TAAAATTGTAGAGGGAAAAGCATATGTTCATCCATTGACAATCCCTGAATTAGAATTTTTATTAACAATAGTAGCAGACGCAGGACATAAAATGGAAGATGTTCCAAAGGTATTACAAGTGACTAAGAAGCTACGAGAAGAATATAAGTTAGTTAAGGAACATCAAAGTACTTAATGGTTGGCCCATCTCTAAGGCAGATGATGGGAAGTGGGCTTCAAGTGAAGTTACCAACCGCGATTAGGAGATAAATTAAATGCCAAGTTGGAAAAGAGTCATAGTATCGGGCAGTTCAGCCCATTTAAATCAAATTACTGGTTCAACTTTTAGAATTGATGGTAATCAAAGTGGTAATTTTATAGCCTACATTGATAATGATGAAAATAACGATGGTCATGTATTAAAATTAACAACAGACGGAACTGGTAATGGTTCTTATATACTTGATATGGAAGCTGGTACAGATACCGTGTTCAGAGCAAGAGCAGATGGTAGATTTGCTTTTGGTAATTCCGCAGTCGGTTCAATGGGAGCTGGTACATTTGTTGTAGGTATAGATGGTGGACATACTTCAGATATAGCAATATCAAAAAGGTTACAACATTTAGGGGATGGTGATACATACATAGATTTTGAAACAAACAATATAATTTTTTCTGCCGGTGGAAATCTACTTGATTATAGTACCACAAAACTTAGTGGTTCAGCAGCTACACATCTTACTATGGGACAGATATCCTCAAGTGGTGATGTAGTAGCAGATGGTGATGTTGTAGCATATCATTCTTCTGATGAAAGACTTAAAGATAATTTACAAGTTATAGAAGGTTCATTAGATAAGATTGGTAAAATTAATGGTTATGAATTTGATTGGAATGAAAAATCTCCTGGTTGGGCACGAGAAAGAGGACATGATGTTGGAGTTATAGCACAGGAAGTAGAAAAAGTTTTACCAGAAGTGGTTCAAGAGAGAAAAAATGGTTATTTAGGAGTTGATTATAAACGAATCATCCCACTATTAATAGAATCCGTAAAAGAATTAAAAGAAGAGATAGAAGATCTAAAGAAAAAAGTGAATTAAGGGAATTCATTTGATATTTATTACATTAGTTATAAACAATAATAAGGAGAAAAAGTTATGGCCAAATCAAAAGATACAAAATTCTCAGAAGAAGAATTGAAATCTTTACAAGACCTACAAAATTCATATCAACAGAAACAATTACAGTTTGGACAGTTAGAAGTTCAAAGGTTGTTAGTATCACAACAACTTGATGCACTTGATAATGCAAAAACCAAGTTAGAAGTTGATTATGGTGAAGTTCAAGATACTGAACGAAAATTAGTTGCAGATTTGAATAAAAAGTATGGTCCTGGAAATTTAGATCCAGCAACAGGAGTATTTACTCCCACCCCAGTAGTCGAACCAGCAGCCAAAGAAACTACTTAAATAGTCTCCTACAAATGTATCGTTTGAGAAAGTTACGCGATATTTATAGTAAATATTTATAGTCTAAAAACGACTAATTTAGTTATTTAAATTATAACATAGGAGAAATAAAATGGCAGAAAGAATCGTATCGCCGGGTGTATTTACTCGTGAACGTGACCTTTCATTTCTTCCTCAAGGAATTGCAGACATTGGAGCAGCAATAATTGGACCAACACTTAAAGGTCCTGCTTTCGTTCCAACTGTAGTAAGAAATTTTCCTGAGTTTGAAGAGATGTTTGGTTCAACAGATAAACGATATTACACACCGTATGCGGTAGAACAATATTTAAGGAGTGCAGGAACTGTAACCATAGTTCGTGTGTTAAATACAGCTGGTTATTCAGTTGATTCACTTGCAATTAAAATAGGATCTACTACGGCCGCAGTGATTGCTAGTGGTGATTTAACTTTAACAGGTACAATTGAAGATAATGACCAGTTTGTACTTGTTGGTACAGATGGAACTTATACATTCATACCACAAGGTCAACCTGGAACAGATATACCAAATGTATATTTTTTCCAATCGGGATCAACCTTAACAGCTACAGCAACTAACTTAGCAGCCGAAATGACTGGTAAAGGTGGAGTGGCTGTTACATCAGCTGCTGCAAAAGTAATAGTAAGTGCATCAGCCGCGGGTACAGCTGGAAATAGTATTACATTTACTTCTGGTAGTACAACTACAACTCTTTCAGAAGGAGCAAATTCAGTAGGTGGTAGAACACTTGCAGTATTGGCACCTTCACGTGGTGGTTCAGATGGAACTGCAGATTTAGAAGGAAGTACAATTGTTGGTACTTGGGCATCAGCTTCACTTGTGTTGAGTGGTAGTAATTGGGGAGCAAAAAGTTTAACATCATATACTTATGTTATCGGATTTGATACTGGAAGTACATACGCATCTTATATTGAAGATGTATTTAGTAAAGACGCACAAGTACAGAAATCTGGTCAGAATACGGTATCAGCATACTTGTATAAGAGTTTTAAGTATGAACATAGTGGTAAATTATGGGATAAAGATGATGATGTGACTGTTGAAGATGGAACTTTGAATTTAGCAGTAACATACAATAATGCAGAAACACCTTATATTCAATCACAAACTATAAACAGTGCAAAATATAACTTGTTTAAAGTTCAATCTCGTTCACATGGTAGTGATGTAAATAACAAATTTAAGATTGTTGTTTTGAATGTAAAGAAAGCAGGTACAATAGCAGGTAGTGATTATGGTTCATTTTCAGTTCAAGTAAGACAGACTGGATTAAATGATAATAACCTAACAAAAGATAACATTTTAGAACAGTGGGATGGTTTGAATTTTGATCCATTAAGTCCAAATTATTTTGCAAGACGAGTTGGTGATAGATATGTAACAATAGATGCAAATGGTAAACTTACCTATAATGGTGATTGGCCAAATCTATCTAAATATATCTATGTATCTGATTTTTCAGCAATAGCAGATAGTGAATCACCAAAGACAGTTGTTCCTATGGGACACGCAGCAGTTAATAATCCATTTGGTAGTGATGATTCATCAATTCCAGCATGGACATTTAAAGCAACTCAATCAAATGCAGCAGGCGAATTTGATAGTAATGTTCTTTATGGTGTAGACTACGCTAATGCAGATGCAGGTGAGTATTTAGGACCAGTTAATTCTTTTGGAGATGGAGCCAATAAGTCTATGAGTTTAGAGGACTTCAACGGTCATACAGATGCATCTACCCTTGGAACTACTTATTCAGATGGAACTGAAAAAGTAACATTGGTACTTTCTCATATTAAACAGAGAAAGTTCGTTGTTCCATTTCAAGGTGGATATGATGGTGATAATCCAGCAGCTCCAAAATACACAGGAGCGAATATTGTTAATACCAATACACAAGGATTTGATTGTTCAACATCTACAACTGGTGGTACAATATCTTACAAGAAAGCAATTAATGCTGTAAGTAACGCCGATGAATTTGATATCAATATGTTAGTAACACCCGGTATCGTTCACGGATTACATTCTAAGATTACTAATCATGCAATATCTAAAATGGAAGCACGAGGTGATGCATTTTATGTATTTGATTGTGGTATTTATGGTGATACAATTACAAGTGCAACAAACGCAATTTCCGCACTTGATACGAACTACGCAGCAACCTATTATCCTTGGGTAAAGATTGTTGATAGAAACACATCACTTCCAGTTTGGGTCCCACCTTCTTGTGTCTTACCTGGTGTAATCGCTTACACGGATAAGGTAGCACATGAATGGTTCGCACCAGCTGGTTTGAATCGTGGTGGATTAACAACCGTACTTGAAGCACAGACAAGATTAACACATTCAGAAAGAGATGACCTCTATGAAGAAAGAGTTAATCCAATCGCTTCATTTCCAGGTCAGGGTGTGGTCGTATGGGGTCAAAAGACCTTACAGGCAAGACCATCAGCACTTGATAGGGTAAATGTTCGTAGATTGTTAATTAGACTGAAGAAGTTTATTGCATCTTCAAGTAGGTATTTAGTATTCGAACAGAATAGTACAGCAACAAGAAACAGATTCCTTAATATAGTGAATCCGTTTTTAGAGTCAGTACAAGCAAATAGTGGTTTATCCGCATTTAGAGTAGTAATGGACGATTCCAATAATACTGCAGATGTTGTTGATAGAAATCAACTTGTTGGCCAGATATTTATTCAACCAACACGGACAGCTGAATTTATTGTATTGGACTTCGTTGTACAACCTACTGGAGCAGCATTTCCAGAATAGTTTAATCAATAGATTAATAAATGAAAAACCCCTCTTTTTTGAGGGGTTTTTTGTTGCCCAATATATTTATATATGGAGATACTATAAAACTTCTAAAAAACTATGAAAAATGATTTAATGATTTTTTAGAATTTTGATATTTATAGTTGAAGAATTAAACTTATTGGAGATTAAAGATGCCAGAACTATTAGATCCTTCTGAAATAATGTTCACACCGTTTGAACCGAAAACAAAAAATCGGTACATCATGTATATTGAAGGGATACCAGCTTATCTCATAAAAACTGCTAATAGACCTTCAATAGCTTTTGAAACTATCGAACTTGACCACATCAATGTTAAACGATATGTTAAAGGTAAGGGAGCATGGGAAGAATTAGAAATTACTTTATATGACCCAGTTGTTCCAAGTGGAGCACAAGCCGTTATGGAATGGGTAAGATTAGCACACGAATCAGTAACAGGTAGAGATGGTTATACAGATTTCTATAAGAAGGATGTAACCATTAATGTTTTGGGACCTGTTGGTGATAAAGTGGAAGAATGGACGTTAAAGGGAACTTGGATTGTAAATGCGACATTTAATGATTTGGACTGGTCAAATACTACAGACCCAGTAGACATTACTCTTACATTAAGATACGATTACGCAATACTACAATTCTAATAAAATTTTAATAAAAAAAGGAGTTAATTATGGCAGTCATAGCAGATAAAGCTTGGTGGAAATCAAAAACAATATGGACATCAGTAGTCGCTGGAGTTGTTGGAGTAGCACAAGCAGCAGGTCTTATAGAAGCAGTACCTGAAGTCGTTTGGACATTACTCGCGGCATTTGGTTTGTACGGAGTTCGTGACGCTGTTGGAAAAGCATAATTCAGCAGTAAGTAATATTTGAAACTGGGGATTTTAATATCCCCAGTTAGTTTTATAATTGGTTATATTGTATAGGTTACTATTCAATAAAAATTACAAAGGAGAAATAACATGGCAGAAGAAAAACGCCAATTTCCTACTGAAGTAATAGATTTGCCTTCTAAAGGATATTTTTATCCGAAGGATAATCCATTATCAAGTGGACAGGTGGAAATTAAATATATGACGGCAAGAGAAGAAGATATATTAACGTCTGTTAATTTAATTCAGAAAGGTTTAGCTATAGATAGATTATTGGAAGCTTTAATTGTTAATCCAGATATTAATAAAAAAGATATTTTGATTGGTGATAAGAATGCTATTATGGTGGCAGCAAGAGTTCTTGGTTATGGTAAAGAATATGTTGTTGATGTTGAAGATGAAGAAGTAACAATAGATTTGACAACTTTAAAAGATAAAGAAGTAGATTTATCTAAATATGAGAAAGGAAAAAATGAATTTCCTTTTACTTTACCTAACTCGAAACGAAATATTACTTTTAAGATTTTAACTTGGGGTGATGATGTATCAATTGATAAAGAATTAGAAGCACTTGAAAAAGTAGGTGCTGAAGTAAAAAGTGAAATGACCACACGATTAAAAAGACGAGTTACCTCTGTAGATGGAGATAATACACCATCTGTCATCAATAATTTCGTAGATAACGAATTCCTTTCAGTTGATTCATTGGCATTTAGACAATATGCAGATGAAATAACACCTGATATAGATATGACTTATAAATATGTTAGTTCTATTGATGGAGAAGAAAAGGAGATAGTGGTCCCGATGACCACTCAGTTTTTTTGGCCTTCAGCCCGAAAATAAACCAGATATACACGAAGAAATATTTCAATTAATTTTCCACTCAAAGGGTGGAATATCATTTCAAGATGGATACAACATGCCTATCTATCTTCGCCGATTTTACCTTCAACGGTTAATAAAACATTACAAAGAAGAAAACGAGGCCATGAAAAAGGCTCAACAAAAAGCTCGTAAGCCAAGATTCAAAAAATAGATTTTTAGATATTTATTAATAACTAAATACAATAGTTTTAATCATTTTTAAGGAATCAATATAATGGGTAAATTAGACAAACTAATAAGTAAATTTTTTGACGGTTTAAGACAGAATAAAGTCAATGCTTTTACACGAGATGCGCTTAAAGATCCAGAAATTCGTAAAGCAGTAAAAAAACTTAAAAAGAACGAAGAAGAAATACTGGGAATGGTAAAAAGACATTTTAGTGAACATACAAAAAAATAATTAAAAATAGTATTTTCAAAATAGAGTTTTATAACTAAAACTTATCTAATCAATCAAGGAACACAATGGCAAGTAAACAAGATTTAAAAGACAAGCATGAGACAGCTAGATTAGATAAAGAGCGCGATCGAAGAGATAAGAATTATCTTGATTTTTTAGATGCAGTAGCAAAAGGTGAAAAAAGAAATTATGCGCAATATAGAGACCATCAAAGATATGTAAAGAAAAGAGATAAAGAACAAGAAGAGGCAGTTAAAAAACAGAATGCAGAAGAAGCCCTAAAACTCAAATTAAATAAACAACAGGTTGCAGAGGCCAAGAAAAGTCGTAATTTAGCAAAAGATTACAGTAAATTTCTAAAATCCAATACAGGAGAATTATTAAAAGAACTTGGCATTGTATCCGACTCAAATAATTTCGCGGTAGAAGCAAAAGATATTCAAGATAAAATTGCAAATGCAAAAGATGATAACGATAGAAAAACACTACTGGCAGGACAGGCGGGATTAAATATAGCACAAGAAGCCAGAAAAGAGGCATTGGCACTCATAGATTCGGGAACTTTTGAAGCTGATTCTTTTGCTCAAGATTTAAGTACAAGATTAGGACAGGTAGAAGATTTAAAACCAGAGTTTATGAATGAGTTGGTTGAAAAGTCTAAGGTATGGGGTGAAGAAACGGGAGCTACTATTGATAAGATGGGTGGTGGTGAAGATGTGTCTAAAAAACTTGAAATGTCAAAAGAAGCCATGGCGGGTATTAATTCATTTGAGGATAAGATATTTAGAATAAAATCTACTCTAACTGATCCTGGTATGCAAAAGGTGTTGATAAAAGGATTCTTTATTGGAGTGGCAATGAAGGCTGCCACAGCATTAGTTGGTGTAATAGGAGATTTATGGGACACTTTTAGAGAATTTGGAGTTAGTTGGGATTCACTTCCTGGAGCAGCTGGAATTGCAAAAGAAGAAGCTAAAGCATTATTAGATACATTTGGTACTTTAGAGGGGGTTAGTAATAAAACTTTATTAAGTATGAAGGTGATGTCATACTTCACAGGAGCACAGGCTGAAGATATGGCAAAAATAATGCAGTTACAACAATCTATTACTGGATTGTCAAAGGAACAGGCATTAGGACAACAGGCAGAATGGATTAAGGAAATTAGAAAAGAAGGAGTTTCTGCAAATAAAGTAATGGGAGATATGGCAGCCAATGCAGATTATTTCGCTAACTATATGAAAGAGGGTGGTAAAAATATAAAAGAAGCTGCAACAGCGGCAGCCAAGATGGGATTGAGTTTGTCTGATACTGCATCTATGGCCGAATCATTGTTAGATTGGGAAACTTCAATTGGTAAAGAAATGGAAGCAAGTATGATACTTGGTCGTTCAATTAATCTTGATAGGGCAAGAGAATTAGCCTTCCAGGGTAAACACGTTGAGATGATGGAAGAGGCAAAAAGACAGGCCGGTGGTGAAACAGCATTTCTAAAAATGAATGTTGTTCAAAGAGAGGCATTAGGTGAGGCAATTGGACTACAAGGACAGGCGTTATCAAAATTTGTTACTCAGAATGAAGATGCAGCAGAAGCTTCTGGAAAAGTTAGATGGATGTGGATAGCCATGGGTGCAGCAATTGGTGGAATTGTTGGACTTATGGCCGGAATGATACCAGCATTAATTGGAAGTATTCCTGGTATGCAAAAATTCGCATTCAAACAGGCAGCCAAAGGTTTAGCAGTAGGTATAGGAACTGGTCTGGCTGGTGCAGCCGCTGGTGGTTTAGTTGGTTATGGTGCACAGGGAGCCGCAAACATGATACAAGGAAAGGAACGAGGTGGTCCAGTTAGAGCTGGTAGTCCTTATGTAGTTGGTGAGAAACGACCTGAATTATTTATTCCTGGTGTCAGTGGTAACATATTACCATCAGTTCCAGGAATGCAAGATGGAAGTGCGACGTTTCCAGATATGTCCAGAATGGAGGCTGGTATAGAAAGACTTGTATCGGTAGGACAACAAAGATTTGACCAAGCCGAAACACATTCAAGAAAATTTGGTCGTGATATGGACAGTGCATTTCAACAGAGATAATTAATGAGTTTAATAAAATTAACACAAAATTTAGAAAATTTTCAATGGACAGATTATTCCAAGGCTGGGACTGGTAAAAGTCCACAGCAAGATGGTACAGATTATTTTGAAAGACCAAATCCTAAATCATTAGACCAAATGGAAAGTAAATTTGGTCCAATAGATAGAAGTTCAAATCGAGGTCCCTATGGTACAGTAGATTATATGGATGGAACTAAACAAGGACGAGGATTTACTCCTCCAGGCGGACATCCACTTGGATTTAATAAGGATATGGATTTAATATATTCATTTGACCGTTCTCGTTTGGTTTTGAATGGTGATATATCACGTTTACCTTTATCACATAATGTGGCCGGAATGAATTCTGCTTTGTCTTATGGTATCGTTTCAAATCAAGGAATCAATCTTGAACCAGCTGCCGAAGGTGCGTATGGAGTTACAACTTTACCTATATCAACTTATACAAGTAGACAAAATTTAGAAGGTTATACTATTGGAGCAGTAGGTGGTTATAACACTTATTATGGTACTATTGATTCATTCTCAAGTAAATCTTCAAAATTTCAGAAACCTGATGGTTCATATACGACGCCAACTGGAGATGAATTTACAAAACCAGGGAGTGGATATTTAATGAATCTTCTTAGTGGAACAACATATCCATCATTTGAAGGTGGACAAAGAACATTTATAATACCTGCCGCCTATCCAGAAAATACTTCGGCATATACTATTGATAGTCAACTTGGGTGGTCACATTTAAATAAATTCCTTGAAATATCTGGTGGACCTTGGGGTGTATTACCAAATGAGTGGGTAGAAACTAAAACGGTTACTACAACAGTTCCTTATACAGAGGAAGATATGACTAAGGCTGAAAATTATATGGGTGGTCATGTTGATGATTGGATGGCAACTCATCCACAAACATATACAACAACTCAAACAATAACTCATCCGATACAACCGATTAATCTTCATAGTGTACCAAATTATAATGCACCAAGTTGGTTAGAACTTCAATTTTTGACAAATTATAGTAATTCAGCTGAAACTTGGCCATATAAAGTTTTAAGTTTTGGTGAAGAAGGAACTCATCCATTTATTAGAAAAGATGTAGGAGAACGATATCCAGTTGGTCAAGGTGTTGAAAATTGGATGGCATTACAAGTAGCAAGAACATTCGAAGATATTGATAGATTAAATACATTTTTAGAAACACCCAAAGGAGCATTGTGGACAGCAAAACAAGTGATGTTACAACTGTTGAATCCACGAGATGAAACAAGAACAGTTGCTATAGATAATATTGTGAATTCTGCATCACCATTAGTTCATGCTAAAAGACATGCTGGTATTTATGGTGGTGAAACTTATATGGAACTTGCAGATTTTGGACCACTTGTTTCAGATACTCCTACCACACAAGGTGCAGGATTTATGTCCATACTTGCTGGTTTATGGAGTGGTGGAATATTTGCAAATGGTTTATCTGGAGATTTAAAAATAGGTACAGGTAGAGATACCGATTCCGATCCAGCAGCAGACCTTGGTATAGCAGTCGGAACAATTGATTTTAATGAACAAGGTGCAGGTGGTAGGTTAAGATATTTAACAAGTAAGTTTATAGTTGGTGATTCTATTAGTGGACTTGCTGGTTTTGTAGCATCCGCAGATCCATTTGGACGAACACCGAAAGTTCCAAAACAAACTACTTTTAGTCAAAAGGGTGCTTATGGTCGAGGTAATGCAAATGAAAATTCATCGGGAACTGTTTTACAGAGATATCAAACTCTTGCGTATGGTAGATTAGAACATTCAAGTGGTTATGGTGGAAAATTAGAAAACGAAGGTATTATGTCTCCAAGTGAAGTGTATAAGTTTGATGATGATCCAAGTGAACAGTTAGAGTTTATAGTTAAGAGTAGAGATAAATCAAGAGATATAGTTAAAGATATAGGACAACAAGGAAGACCTCTTGATCCAGAGATATATGAATCAACATATGACGATAGTAAAGAGGGGGCTGGATTAGGAATTATTAATAAGGGACCAGAAGGTAAATACAATAATAAGTTAACAGATAAAATTAATATGTTACCATATGGTCAAGATTATAAAGATTCAGCAGCTGGTACAATTCCCGATTTTATAAAGTTTAAATTTAAGGACTTAGTAAATGATAAATTTATTATATTTAGAGCAATTTTAAGTGGTATATCAGATAGTATTACACCTGAATGGAGTGGAACAAGATACATAGGTCGTCCTGACCAAGTTTATGTGTATTCAGGAACAGAAAGAAAAATAAGTTTTTCATTTGATATATATCCAAAAACTAAACAAGAATTTCCTGTATTAATGGAAAAATTAAATTATCTTATTGGATTATGTTATCCAACATACACTGCAAAGAATAGAATGATAGCACCATTTATACAATTAACACTTGGTGATATGTTTAATGATACTCCTGGTTTTCTTGATAGTTTAAGTATTACTGTTAATGATTCGGGAACGTGGGAAATAGAAGATGGATTACAATTTCCAAAACATATTACTTGTGCATGTGATTTTACTTATATTGGAAAGTATTTACCGTCATCACTTGGAAAACATTATGAATTGGGTTGGTTAGATGATCAAGGATGGACAAGGGATAAGGATGGTAATGCGACAACAAGAGGAACATTTGTAGGGGCCGAAGGAGATAATAAATATCCAGAAAGAATTCAATTTG